TAGTGGACAGATTAAGGTTTTTATTCTTCCATTCTATGAGCATCCTCAGAAGGGTGCTGGAAGATATTTAAGGAAAAAGGAAACCGGTGAGTATGAGATTAGGTCGCCGTGGTTTGATAAAGAGGAAAAGGTACGAACCAGACAGGAATTGGCACGTGAGGTTTTGCGGTGTGACATTGAGTCGGGTGACGTATTTTTTATTATACCTAATATCGAAAAACATATAGCTTTGTTTGCTAGGCCACCGAAGACCAGACATCATGTTGGACTTGATGAGAATCTTTCAAATGCTAATATACCGAGAACTATTCAACGTAGAAATCTTGAAGCAGTAAAAGTTATATCAAGTCCAAAGGGGCCGCTGAGAATGTGGTGTTCCCTGCTGGATGGTAGACCAGACCAAACGAAGACGTATATATTTGGTATTGATATAAGTAAGGGACAGGGAGCGTCGGATTCTGTTATATCTATTAAATGTAAAGAAACTAATGAGAAAATAGGTGAGTGGCGCGATGCTAATACGCCTCCTTATGAAATGGTTCGTGTCGCAGTTGCGCTGGCAATTTGGGTAGGCGGAAGAAAGCCGAGAAGTTTACCATTCTTGAAATGGGAAAATAATGGGCCTGGATGGGATTTTGGTAAACTTATGGTTAAGGAATTTAGGTATCCATATTTTTATCGGCACGAACAACCAGGGCAAATTGTTGATAAGAAAACAAAACAATATGGGTTCCAGACTAATCGGCAGAGTAAGTTTGAACTGTTGGAGGGATACGATAGAGCATTGGCACAGGGTACCTATATAAATCATTCTCAAGAGGGGTTGGACCAGGCAAAAATGTATATACATTATACTGGCGGTGGTATAGGTCCTGCTGAACTCGTTGAGGAGAGTGATTCGGCGCGTAAGTTACACGGTGACATTGTGATAGCTGATGCTCTAACAATAGACGATAAAGAATTGCCAGTGGCTAAACACATTAAGCCGGTGGCACCGAAGGGTAGTGCGGGTTATAGGAAAGAACAGGTGTTAGCTGCAAAGAGGAAAAATAAGAAGGGTGGGTGGCGACAACCGTTTAACTGGAGTAAGATATGAGAACGGTTAAGATTACGATTCATTGCCCGGTATGCGGTGGGTTTCATAAAGAAATGGAAGTGGATACTAATGAACACGGGTTTTTTGCAGTGCCTACAGCGTATTGCCCCTTTTGTTGTTGCGCACTTGAACAGGTTATTCATGCTGAAACTATAAGGGATATAGATGCCAGAAATAATACCACCAGTTAGATTACAGAATGTAGTAAAGGATAGCTTTACTAAGACAGAAAAATACCACAAGGCAAGCGCCGCGTTTATACGCGAATTTTGTGGGCAGTATTATAATAGCATAAGGGGCCTTACAGGTAGTGAGCCTATTAACCTTATTTTTAATGCCATTAGTTCTATTGTACCCGCTCTTGTTATGACTAATCCCACAGTTGAGATTACTACTGATTATCTTCCGCAAGAGGAATACGGGCAGTTGCTCGCACTTGGTGTGAATCAGGTGTTGAAGAAGATGAAAATAAAGGATACGTTCCGAGCGTGGATTGTATCCGCCTTCTTTGGCTGGGGTGTGATGAAAACGGGTCTTGCCGCCAGTGGTGGTATGTTGCAGGTTGGTGATAGTAGAATTGACCCAGGCCAAGCGTATGCTGAGGTACTGGCTTCAGAAAATTTTGTTATAGACCCGTCGTGTACGAGTGTAGAAAAAGCTGCCTTTATGGGTGATAAGATACGGATTCCCAGGCAAGTTTTGCTGGCCGATAAAAGTTATAATGCTGAACTCGTAAAAAAATTGCCGCGTTCTAAGTTTAAAAAAAATGAGCGTGTAAACGACGTATACGGTATGTACTCTTTACAGGATTTTGTTGACGTGGTTGAATTATGGATTCCAGAAGCTGATGCAATGGTGACTATATCTAACCCGAAACAGATGATACTGCCAGATTATATACGGGCGATAGACTATTATGGGCCAGAGGATGGGCCATATACGCTGTTATCGTTTACACCGCCTGTTCCAAATAAACCGTATCCGATTGTACCAGTTGGCATTTGGTATGACCTGCATAAAATGGCAAACGAAATGTTTACTAAATCCATGAATCAAGCCGGTAGACAAAGGGATATTCTACTCTATAATCCTTCCGTTGCGGATGAAGCAATAGATGTGGTAGAAGCAGAGGATGGTGACGCTATTGCATCCACAGACCCAGCCGGTGCGAAGGTTTATTCTTACGGGGGACAGAATCCTGGTAATAGTGCGTTCTTGCAAGAAGTTCAGATGTGGTTTAATTACGTAGCTAAAAATCCTGACCAGATGGCAGGTAATATGACCAGTGCTACAAAGGGCTCTAAAGAAACGGCTACACGTTCGAGCATCATGCAGGGTAATGCCAGCATTGGTATAGAAGACTCGCGTGGTATACTTTACGATAGAGCGTCGGAAGTGTCACGGAAAATAGCGTGGTATTTGCACAATGACCCATTGATTGACCTGCCGCTTATTAAACGCGCCAATGGTCAGGCAGTACAGGTATCACTTACACCAGAGCAGAAGACGGGTGATTTTTTAAGGTTTATGTTTAATATTAGGGCGAGGTCGATGTCACGTTTAGACCCCGCTTTACGGTCTAAGCGGATTATTGAATTTGCTACTAATTTACTCCCGGCTGTTATGAACGCTGCTATGCTTGCTATGCAAATGGGCATGGAATTTAATGTTCAGAAAGCAGTTACAGATTTAGGATATGAACTTCAAATAGCAGAAGTTATACAGGATTGGTTTAATGACCCTGATTACCAGCGTAAGATGATGTTATATATGAATAAAGGGCCACAGGATACAGGAGGTAAGTCACAGATTTCTAATGAGGGTATGATGCAAAATGGTGGACCACCTATGGCGAGGCCAGTAGCGAGTCCTGAAACAGAGTTTAATCAGAATGCACAAGCTGGAGCGAATGATGCTCAGGCTATGAATCAGGGGATGTATTGATATGGGCGTTAGACCGAGAAAATATGCAAGTGAGTTGGAAAAGGAATTGAAGCAAGGAAAAGGTCTGGAACAGTCGCACTCAAAAGCAACGCGGCGTTCACAACCTCTTGGCAAGAAACGCACAACCCCTCATAGTAAGCTTGTGAAAAAAGTAGCGAGGAAACTTAGAGAAATTTTTTATGGTAGCGCTACTTATAAGAATAGTGCGAAGGGGCCTACATTTAACCGTAGTGGGTATAATAAACAGTTAAAGAAGGGGAAGTAAATGGCAATTCATGATTTTGTATGCGATGATTGTGGCGTAGTGGTACAGGATACTCAGACTAAGACGATTCATGTGTGCCCCAAATGCGGGAAGGATATGCGATTTGATTGTCATGTGATGTTTAGTGGGGCTTATAAGCACCCGATTCATTCAGATTCTCTGGCTGTACCGGAGCATCAGCGTGCGGAACACGAACGGAAGTTTCCTTATATGGAACTGGATTCGGAATGTAGACCTGTTTTTGATAATTTTCAAAAACATGAACGGTACCTAAAAGAAACCGGATTTATAAAAAATCCACAGAAAATTAAACCAAAGAGCGAGAGGATAGCGTGATGGAGTGGTTTATTACCAGTTTTCTAATTTTAGTGGGACTTGTTGATATATACAGGATAATTCGTAAAAAGGATACCATAAGCACTAAGGTTCATAATTGGTTCGCCGGGGATAATAGGTGGATTGACTATGTTATCCTGATAGGATTGTTGGTTATAATAACATTTATTTTTGGACAGGTTACCTTTAATAGGATTATGATTGGTGTCATTTTAGGACACTTTTTTTGGAACGAATAAATTCCATGAGTTACCTACCCCCGATGCGTAAAATCGGGCAGCTAATAAAAGGATGATGATTATGACAGAACCGAACAAAGAAGTAGAGAATGTTGAACCAGACAGTCAGGTATCTGATAAGGATATTGATACTGTCGTAGGTGAAGCAGCAGAAATTGAACTTGAAAGTAAAACAGCCGAAAGACTGGAACAGGCTTTTTCGGCAGAGGAAGTTGACCCTACCCCGGAACCAGATGAGGGTGAATCTGAGGAGAAACCGGCAGAGGAAACTGACCCTACCCCGAAAGAGGAAGAAGAAGAAGAAGTTGAGGAGGTTAAAGATGAAGGTGTGGTTAAAAAAGATACTGATGAAACGCCTCCAATATCCGACGCCTACCGACGCGCGGCCACTCACAGGGGTTGGACTGATGAGGAAATTGATGCCTTACATGAGTCTAATCCTGACCTTTGTGATAAAACATTATCCAGGGTTTATGAGGAAGTTAATCGTGCAAGCAAAGATTTTGCTGCGATTGGCCGACAGCGTAAAGAGCAAGAAGTAAAAGTAGAAGCTCCCGCTACTACTTTAGTACCTGCACCGGCTCCGCCAACTACAGCCATCGATATGACTAAACTCCGTGAGGATGTTGGTCCCGATGACCCTGTGGTTGAAGCGATTGAGTTGATGCAGAAGCAGATTGAGGCTGCACAGTCAGAGACCGCTCAGTTCAAAGCTGAATTGCAACAGCAGCGTATAGAGCAGCCGCAACAGGTAAGTGCAGCAGTAGAAAGAGAACGTCAGGCTCTTGGACAGCAGATTGATACGTATTTTACAGGTGAGTCCAAGTTGTATGGCGATTTTTATGGTGCTGTTGCAAAAGAGGATAAGGACTGGGGTAATTTAACCCCGGGACAGATTGCTAATCGGGTGGCTGTAGTTGAAATGGCTGACCAGATAGTAATGGGTGCTACTACACTTGGACGGGAAATGGATTTTGCTGAAGGATTGCAACTTGCGCACATGAGCGTGAGCGCCCCGTTGAGAGAACGTGTAGCACGCGAAAAGATTACAAAGGAAGTAACAAAGCGTAGTAAATCATTAACATTAAAACCATCAGCCGCTACCAAACAAGAGGGTAAAGCCACCGATTCTAAGGAAGGGCTTGAGAGTGTTACAGCACAGCGGTTGAATAAGATTAAATGGAGGTAAAACATGGCAGGTGTTAAAAATACAGCATTACTTGACCTAATCCAATCCACTTTGGAGGATTTGCCGGAACAAGAATTCGAGGTAATGTGGACAAACAACGCGTATGAGTTCTGTCGTATTTATCAGAACGAGCGCATGGAAATAGATGGCGGTACTGCTATTTCGCGTCGAGTTATGCTCGATAATAGTGGTAATGCCAGGTATCGTAGGGTGTTTGACGTTGACAATCCGACAGTCGGTGATGTGATGTCAACCGTCACAGTTCCGTGGACCA